TCTATACTCTTTTCATGTCCTTTTATCGAACATTCTACCAGAGCAGATATAGGTGAACCGAAATCATCTTGTACCTCTAAATTTGCTCCTTTCTTAAGTAAAACAAGGCTAAACATATCACTATTAGACTTCATAAGTGCAGTGCATCCCGTGTAATCTTGATGATCAATGTCTGCTCCATACTCAATAAATAAGTCTACTATCTTATCATATTCTATAAAATAATCATTCATGTTGAATGCAGAAACATGAAACAATGGAGTGTAATCTGTTTCATTGACATCATTACCACAATCTATGGCCATTTCATACTCTTGATGAGTCGATGCATAGTCAAATGACATCATCTTATCGTATAAAATGAACACACGTGTTGTAATAAAAAAAAATATTACATCAAAATATATTATTAATTTTTAATAATATTTTTTATTTTATACCAATTTTTTTTAGTATATGTTGGAAGAACTAAGATCTAATTTACGAATGCTTTAATTATTAATCTCACTTAGAACTTTATGTACAGTTTCAAAAAGCCACCATGGTCTTCCCCAGGTCATGTCAGTGATTCCAACATATACAACTTCATCTTCAATTTGTTCCATCAACTCCATGTCGTCAAGTATTTCATCACCGAGGTCAGGGAGTAAATTTATCCATTGAGGGTATATTGATTCACATTCTGTCCAACATCTAGTAGTTGTTTCAAATGAACCATCTTGCTTAGATACACGTGTCACCGAAATTGGATTCGAATGCTCACTATGCATTTCACAATGTGGTTTTATCAAAAGAAATGTCTCTCCGATAAGATCCATTTTAAGTTCAAATTCTTTGTAAATATTTATATCCATAATCCCTGAAATATACGATCTCTGCCATTTATCTCCAATCTTATTATATTTTAAATTGATTTTTTCCTTTTTTCCCATCTGCGAATCTTGTGTTACAAACCCAAGAGCATTGATTTTGGACAATATGGGTTTAGCGACCTTCATAGATTCATCTTCTGTTACGTCCCCGACTCTATCGCTGGTTAACATTAAAACAGAACTTTCTCGTGCGAGATCTTTGAAGTTAGAGATTTCCATGATTTTCTATTATGCGATTATAATATTAACTCATACTAAAAATGAAAACAAATTTTGTATATAAAAATGACTGAAACCATACTCAATATTCAAAAAATGAGAACAAGTGTCTTTATTATATCTCTTTGGACTCTATATTATGAACAAGTTTTTGAAGTGTTTTTTGTGGAAATTAATATTTGATAATTTTTTTAAATAATAAATTTTAATCTAATAAACATATTTCATTACTCTATAAAAATATTTCATCACATTATATATAATGAATTGTTACAGGTGTGGAAGGAACTCTCATACCGCTCAGAATTGTTATGCCAGGACACATCTGAATGGTATGGACATAGAGAATGTAAATTACGTTTACAGTTTAAACTTGAAAGGTGGGAGAAAATATGTTGGAAAGACAAACAATATCGATCGTCGGATGCAAGAGCATTTTAGTGGTAATGGTTCAAAGTGGACCAAGAAGTACAATCCCACGGATATAAATCACGTACAAGCATGTACATCTTCTGAAAATCAAGCAAGAGCTGAAACAATTGTGTACAATAATATGTCATCCTACCATGGAAATAAATTCGTGCGCGGAGCTGGACACACATCTTCTGGGTGTTCTAGATGTGGAAGAGAATCACACAATATTACAAACTGTTACGCCAGTACGTACTATGACGGAGAAGAAATTTATGATTAATTAAATCAATAATTTTTAAATAATTAAAAAAAAATAATCACTTTATATGAACCTTCAGGATTATAACAACGATAACAAAATATTTGTACCTTTAAATAAAATTATATTATGAATTCTCAAGTGGAAACAACAGAATCGATTATAGTACCTGAGATGGCCAATAAGAATCTTATTAAAAAGGGACTATTTGTGCTATTATTGGGTATTGTAATATATGTAATATTAGACTACACCGTACCAGGCTTGGGGTTTGTCTCCGATATTCTTACGAATTTTCTCGAATGGGTTGAAGAAAACCCAGCTCTAGGTGCAATTGCATTTGCAGCAGTGTATATTTTTACAACTGTATGTTTCATACCAGGGTTGCTTCTTACTCTTGGAAGTGGTCTTGTTTTCGGACGTGCACTGGGAATCGGGTTAGGAGTCCTTGTGGGTACGATTTCTGTATTTGTCGGAGCCACTATAGGCGCAATACTGTCATTCCTTTTGGGTAGATTTGTATTTAAAGATCAAGCTCAGAAGTTGTTTAATAAGTTCAAAGTTCTTAAGGCAGTTGACAGGGCTATCGAATCACAGGGATTAAAACTTGTTTTTCTTCTAAGACTATCACCTGTTGTACCATTTAGTGTTTTCAATTATGTGATGGGCGTCACCGCCGTAAATTTTCGGGATTATGTCCTGGCATGCATTGGAATGATTCCCGGAACTGCTGCTTATGTTTTCATCGGCACAACAGCTTCGAGTTTGCTGGGAGATGATTCTGAAGAAGAGGATTCTAATGATGATATGGCATCTATGGTCCAGCTCATTGTTATAATCGTGGGTGCAATTGCCACTCTCATTGCAGTTGTTCTAGTAAGCGTGTACGCAAAAAAGGCCCTTAATAAAGTGCTTGAAGAAGAATCTGAAGAAGAATCTAAAGAAGAATCTAAGGGAGAATATAAAGAAGAATCTGTATAGATTTATAAAGTAAAATATAAATATAAATTAATATAAAAATGGAAGCAATAATATTCTCATGTATATTAATGTTTGTTGTAATATTTATTTTTTTAATTGGTCATATTAAAGACCAAATAAACGAAGATAGTACAAATACAGAAACAATGAGCGAATCAAGTCAGTCTTTTTAAATATATTAATATACAAATTATGTTTTGATTTTATTATGACGAAAAATTATAATGCCTATTTTAATCATAAATAAAAATAATTGTTTATGATAATAATAAAATGATTGAATGCAATAATGATTGTATTGAAATTGATAATCGAAAGATTTATAAAATGATGAGTAAAGATTTTTTAAAACTTGAAATTTTAATACCATATGATCAACGTGTTCGTGATGATGATAAAGTTGAAGAAATTATAAATTACCAGATGGGTCAATTAAAATCTTTCGGTCGGTGTAATTTTATGGGATTAATAAATATACACTTTTGTCTTGAAACAAATGAAAAATATTTAGTCGATGGCCAACATAGATATGAAGCAATAAGAAAAATAAACGAAACCAATAATATACCAATTATGTTTGAATTAGTTTCTGTAAACTCTATGGATCAATTAAAAGAAAATTACAAGTTGATAAATAAAAATACACCATTACCAGAATTCCCAGATAATATAGACAAAAATATTCCAGAAGATGTAGCTAAATATTTCAAAACGACATACCCAACCATCTGGTCCAAATCATCTCGTGCAAGGAGACCTAATATATATTTCAATTATTTTCAGGAAGCATTAGGTTTTTTAGTTGAAAAATTAGACATCAAGGATAAAAAAACATTGATAGAATTAGTCGATGAAATAAACAAGTCTTTATCAAAATGGCCACGTATAAATTATCCCGAAAGTAAAAATATAAGTGATGCGATGATGAAAAAATGCATGGAATCTAACTTTTACATTGGTTTATATAAACATGTGTCTGATGAATTTCGATATGTATGGGTAAAGGACATTATACATCACAAAACAGGTTATGTATATAAACGTATTAATACTATTAAAAAGAAATCTATTTCCAAAACTTTAAAAACGGCCATATGGGATAAAAATATAGGTAACGACAAACGTTCAGCATATTGTATTTGTTGTGTAAATAACATAATCAAAATAGAAGATTTTGATGCTGGTCATATAATTTCAGAGAAAAAAGGAGGGGAAACAAATAATATGAATTTATTACCTATTTGTTCTCCATGTAATAAATCAATGGGAATTATAGACATGAATGTATTTGTTTTAAATAACTTCCCAGAAAATTATAAAGATTTTCAGAATAGAAAATATAATTTTAAGAAAGAATCTAAGAATATTTTCTCGTTTTTATCCTAGAACAAGAACTAATTGAAATTCACAATCAAAAATCATCTTCTACGATTTTTTTTTCTCCTACTTGCCGAAATGCGTTTATTTTTTTTACGTTTACGCTTTTCTATTCGTCTCTGATTTTTTGTCTTTATTTTTTTTATTGAAACCCAATCTTCAGATGTCTTTATTTTTTTTACTGAAACCCAATCTTCAGATGTTTTTTCTTCTTTTTTTCCAAATAATTTCCCTAGCTTTTTAGCAGTTTTTTTGAATACACGTATCATTTATATAATATAATCAATATTTTATAAATTTTGTGTGTAATATAGATTAAATATAATATTTTGAATTCGTATAATAATGTTATTTTTTGTAATTGGAGAGATATTAATCCTATCTACAGCTTCTATTTTGATTTATAAAAGTATTTTAGATTGTAGAAATGATCCAGATAATATACCAACAAAAATAAATTAATGAAATTTATAAATTCTTATATATATGATTGTTTTTTATATTGTTTAATATTATAAAATGGAATTATCTAAAATTTTTCCTAATTATTCTAACAAAAACATCGATGTTTCGGATTTTGACATGGACATATTAAGAACAATGCATGTAAAAAAATCATTGAAACCATCCGAACTTTCAAAATTTGCAATTGAAGAACACAATGAACGCATTGCAAAAGAAAAATTACAAAAGCAAATTGAAAAAGAATTAGAGGAAGAAGAATATTACATAAAGGAAAAACTCGATTAGAGTCATTCTATCAATTATGATATCTGTAACTTTTAATATAAATATATATCTATCTAAACACATGCCTCTTAAACCATGTAAAGAGAACCAAGTTCGCAATCCTTTAACCGGACGCTGCAAGAAGGTTTCCATAATACCTAATTCAGTTGACAATAAAGTAGTTTCAAAAAAATCAACATCAAAACCAACTAAGAAACCAACACCAAAACCATGTAAACCTGGTCAGGTTCGAAACCCCGTAACCGGGAGGTGTAAAAAGGTAGAACCTGGAAGAATCCCCGATGTAATCCCCACGATTCCCGCTCCCAAAGTACAATCAGTAACACAGAATAATCCGAAATTGACATTTAACAATTCAAGGAAATTCAATATTAATTTGGAAACTGATTCAGATGTTTGTATAAATCACGCATTGGCCCTAGTTGAAGGCAATACAATGGAAGGCGTAATCACTAGGGAAGAGAGTACGCTAGATCATTGGATGAATGACGGAAAAGCTTTTTTCCCAGAAATATTTTTAGCAATGATGAATAAAAAACGAAAACCATTTCCCAAATATATGTTTTCATATTTTGGAAATGTATCTGGTCACTCCACTATCATTAACTGTTTTTCTCCTGACACCAAGAATGCCACTTTGTTTTATTATGATCCATCTTCTGGTTCCGCTGCGGTTGATATTCTTGAATGGAGGAGATTTGAAAACGATTTTAAAGATAAAGATTGGTATAAGAGAATTTCAAATACCACTGACATAAGAAAGGCAATAAAGTATTATGGGTTTGACAATGTTCCCGATGACATATTTATGGATTTACCTGGTAGATTAATTTATTTCTTTAAGCATGTCATTTCTGCATGGAAAAATTCAAACAGATACAAAGAGATAAAAGATAAATTTGACGTATGGAGACGTATAAGAGACGAAGAAGATTTTGTAGAATTAGGAGAAGAGAATTCAATGTCTGCTCTATATATTTTGTCCCAGCTACTTAATGCCGATCATATTACAGTTGCAAGTATATACGATTCTATGAAAATAGAAGGCCCACAAGCTAAGTTCAATGATGGTTCTTGCCCATTAAACAGAAACAGAGAGGAAAACATATGCGAAGTTGTTATGAGTTGTTCCAATTGGGGATCATGTGTAGTTTGGAGTTCTATATATGTATTACACACTGAGGGTTTTTCTAGAGAAGTTGACAATGCAAAAGAGTTGATGACTTTCATGAAAAATAATCCCCTTGTAGGAGAAAGATCAGCTATAGATTTATTAAGTAAAGCAATGGCTTTAAATTTCAATTCAAATAAATCATTTGGACCATTTCTTGAAGATATATTCGAAGTTATACCAGAATTTGATGATGAAGATGATAAGAATGAATACATTGACGGTGTTTTTGAAATGTTCCGTGACTTTTCTTTTAGGTTAAAGGAAATGGATGCTGAATTAAGTGATAATTTGCGTAAAAGATTTCTGGAGAACGTTAGTGAAAGAAAAAGAAATATTTCTAGTATTTTAGAATCATGGAAAAAAATGGTAAATGACAAAAAGAATATTGACAGTAAAATCCTAGCTGCTATAATGGCCGTAATATCTTGTAAATATAGATTCTTATTTCCCGATTCTAGATTAAGATAAATATAGTAGAATTATAATATTAATATTAATTATAACATAAATGAATGTATTTCGAAATTTAACATCATCTGTGACTAGATGTATTTCATCGCAACTTTTAAATATGAAATATTTTTTCGGGTATCTCATTTTAACTATAATTTTAGTTTCTTTAACAATGAGAATATCACTTTTCATCGCTGAAGGTCCACCGAGTCTTTTTTGGCCTTTAAACGGGGTTATAATGTCAATAATTATTCAGTCTGGGGGTCTATTTAGATCTTTCTGTATATTACTAGTCGGGTGTGTAATGACATCTGTTTCTCGTTTTGACATAGTAGATGTGGTTTTCACTTTAAAATTGTCAGTTGCTAGTTTTTTTGAAATTTTATTATCATTATCAATATTGAATTATTTCATAAAGACTAAAGAAATTGTTTTTTTATCGTACGAATTTCTCCTAAAACTATTTATTAGTGTTTCAACCATTTCATGTATTGTAGGGGCACTTATAGGTTCTTCTTTTTTATATTGGGATTTCCTAATATCTTCTTATTACGATTCAGTGTTAGAATGGTTTCTTGTAGATTTAACTGGAAATTTTATAACCCTATATACTTTTTTTTCTATTAAATATTATTTATCTAACAAAGATGAAATAAATTTAAGACTTAGTATGTATAAGATTAAGAATAATAACTTATGTTTATATTATATTTTATTTGTATTAGTCCCATTTACTTGTACATACTACATAAAAAGTATAAATACAATCCCAAGCATTGCTATTATAATGTCAACGACACCTTTGATTTCTACAATGGGTTTAGTTTTTGAAAATATTATTGTTTCATTTATTAATATATTTGTATTAATTTCAGTTTCATATGGTACAAGTAATCAACGGGGGCCTATATACAATTTACTTCTTAACTTGGATGCAAGAGATAATTTCATATGTGTGGAAATGGTTTTATTGAGTGTTTTTATTTTATCTTATATTTTTTCCATACTGAGGAATTTTAATATACAAAAACAAGGACATTTAACTAAATTACTCGAAGAAAAAGATATTTTTTTCTCATATATTTCTCATGAATTACGTACACCACTCAGTATTATATATGGTTACACTGAAAATTTATTAAATCATGGGAATATGGAATTTAAAACTTATAATGACATAAAGTGTATAATGGACGCATCTACGTCTATGAAAGCTACTATAAATGATCTTTTATTAGTGTTTAACATAGAGGAGAAATCGTATGTTGTTAATATAATAAGAGTAGACACTATACATTTTTGTAATAATATTTTATCATCTTTACTTCAAATTAATGATAAAAATTTAAAAATAACTTTAGAAATAAACGATGATATGCCTGAGTTTATAGGTACGGATCCAGTGCGATTAAGACAATTGATTCTTAATGTGGGTTCCAATGCAATAAAATATACCAATGATAATGGGTTTATTGAATTGTCATTTTGTATGGATGGAGATAATATTAAGATAAAAGTAAAGGATAATGGAGTTGGGATAAGTGAGAATGACATAGATAATATATTTGAAAGGTTTTTTAGGAGTGATTCAACTAAAGATAAAGAAGGAATCGGATTGGGTTTACCTATGTGTAAGAATATATGTAAAGTTTTACATGGTGAAATATATGTTGAATCTAAAATTGGAATCGGATCTGTATTTACTATAATTATACCAAACAATAATGTAATAGAAAGCCGATCTAATGTTTTGCTTGATAAAAAGGACATGTCAAAATATGAAATTCTTATCGTTGAAGATTCTATTCTTAATTCCAAGTTGTTAGAACGTATTTTACACATAGATAGTTATACAGTTGAAATTATAAGAGATGGATCTATTGTAATGGAAAAAATAGTTTCTGGGTGTTACGACATGGTTTTATTAGATTTAGGTTTACCTGGTAGAGATGGGATAGAAATCTTAAAAGAAATAAAATGTCATGAATTACCTTCAGTAAATACTATACCTGTTGTTATAATTAGCGCAGAAGTTGGAATGGAAACAAGACATAAATGTATCAAGTATGGGTGCTTGGGTTTTTTGGATAAACCATTTGACGAGAATGCAATTAGAAGTAAACTTTATGATTATTTAGAACTAAATAATTAGAATAAATAATCAAATTAATTTTTAAACTATACACATCATTTCATTATTTCGTATCATGAATATATTTTTAAATATATTTTTTTTATATGTTTTTTACATAAGCGCGATTGCATTACAAGAAAATCTATATGATTATCGAGGTCAAAATGACAAATATGGAGATCGCTTTGAATCGGCTTCATTGTTGATGTTTTCAAAGAGTACAATGAACATTGTTGTCTCTGAAGTTCTTATGAGATTAAAAGGTACAGAAAGAACATTTATAAGTGGTACTTCATCAAGAGTAACTGCTATTTTTCGTTCATTTGGTACATTATTTGGACTATTCTCTATTTCATTCATAAGTTACCCATATGTAATTTTGGGAAGGTCTATCAAAATAATTCCGATCTTTATTTCGGATTTATGTTTTAGTGAAAATGGAGTAAAAATAAGTGGTTTTTTTTCAGTTTTAATTACAACACTGGGTATGTGTTTATTTTCATCTGAGGTTATTCACAATGATGATGAACAAACTAATAGTAATTTGATTGGTATGATATTAATTTTTATGAGTTTATCGTCTGATTGTGTCATGTCTACGTTTCAAGGAAAAGTGATTTCAGATAGACCCGATCCTTTGGAAATGTTATGTTATTTGAATAAATGGCAGTTATATTTATCTGTAATTTTGAATTTCTTTACTTTTTATCAAGATGGGGGAATATTATTTTGTATAAATAATCCACTTACCATACTAATGATGATTACATCAGTAAGTGTGGAAACAATTGGTCAGATATTCCTCTTTAATATAATAGTTGACAAAGGTACATTGTTTACGGCTTTTGTGACTACATTGAGGAAATTTATAACATTATTGTTTTCAATTGTGTTTTTTAGTCATTTTATTTCAAAAACACAATGGGTTGCAATTGTTATATTATTTTTTGGTATTTTTTTGGAATTATATATGAAGACAGGAAAGAATAATGAAGTTGAAAAAGAGATTGAATTAAAAGAATATACTGAAGTTTCACAAGATGAACTCAGTCCTATTTAAATAGAACATTATTATATTATGTTCAAA